GAAGTCACGATCTTTCATGGCTTGATTGTTCCACGCATGGGGCGACTACCCAATAGCAACCCACTGAACAGATCCACTCATCAACTCAGCGCCAGAACCGCCAGTGATCTTTATGCTCTTTACCTCAGCCATGAATCTGCGCCGTCCATAGGTAGTTGCCAGCGTCTTTTTCGATTGGTCTTCATTGTCAAACTGATCGCCAACCGACCCTGTAACATATACAGTTAGAGTCCCCGCATTCGGTATAGGAACCACCGCACTACCAATAGTATTAACTGCAGGCAGAGTGTTATCCCATGCGCCGCAGTTAAGATTGCCACTGTCGTAAACTGTTACGCCGTTGACCTGCGCGACGAATCTGGCGTAAATGTAGTGGGCATCTGCACCGCCATCTTTATCCCATGTCGCCCACCACCCTTGATAAGCGAACTCAAATGTTGCCTGTGAGTTGATAGAGACTGCCGTTGATGGGCCGGCTTTGCTGGATGGGAGCCACGACGAAGCGGCAGGCTCTGTCTGCCCAGAGTTAAGATCAGAAACTACGTTATTTGACACGACCGTAACAAACCCACCAGAGGATACGTATGTCAGTGTGGCGATCGGTGTTATCGAGTATTGATAATACGCAATGGAAAGCGGGTCGCTACTAAGCCGTGTAACTGGAGCAGAAACTACAAGCTCTTGTGACGATAGGGCGCCGGCAGATGCTGAATATAAAGGCATCTTAGAGGGTGCCACCATTACCGTTGGCATCCGCTCCCAATAACCGGGGAGTGTTACCGTTTGCCCAGAGTTACACACTCCAGCCTCTACTCGCGTCAGGGATTTAACTGCCTGCCTGCCGATGCTCGGAAACCATTTATATGAGATGACATCGCCATACGTCATTTTCGTTTCAGAGTACGAATCCGGCTGACCGGTCACTGATGGTGCGCTTTTTGACGTTATCGCCCCATCCTTACTGATCTGCCACCCTGCCCCGCTGCTGTAGCCTGTACTCTGAATAACGTTGCCGATCTTCGCGTTCGTGATGGTTCCATCGGCTATCCGCGCTTCATTCAGATAGCCTCTGTCGATGATTGCGGCATTCACATACTGCACTTTCGCAGTGATGATGTTCGCGTCCAGCCGTCCTGCGGCAATCGTCCCGGCGTTGATCTTGGCGGCATTCAGGTTGCCGATGAAGGCATCGCCGATCAAGTCTGCCGTCGATGCAGTCCCGAGCGCGGCATTCCATGGGCCGGGTACGCCCGTCAGGCTGATGAATCTCACCCGGTAGTAGTAGGTCTTGAAGTTTAGTGCGGCGGTATAGTTCGGGCTGGTGAGCACGTCAAGATAGACGGCACTCGATGTCTCGCCAACGTAGATTGCATCCGACATGACGCTATTCGTGCCACGCCACACCTCGGCATAGCCGAGATTTTTATAGCCCAGTGGTGGCGTCCATGAAACCATGTTGGCCATCGTGCCCTTTGCAACCACCATCCCGACCGGAGAAGGCGGCGGCGACAAGTCTTCGCTAGGCGAGAATACGAAGTCTCCCTCTGCGCTGACTGTCCCGAGCCCGGCTTGCGTCAGGTCGGTAATCGTCACTGCGCGCCCGGGCCCAGAACTCAGCTTGCCAATCCAACTCTTTACGGCAAACAGAAAACTGGATAGGCCGGCATGCTCAAGCGGCGGCACGGACGGCAGACCCGTCCCGACCGGCTGCGAGTCTGCGCTGCCGCCGAGATTGCGCAGTGCGTCCCTGGGGTCAGACATTACCAAGCTCTTCCATTGACTCGGCAATCGTCATCGCCATGACGCGCGATGTCCCTGCAACCTCAAGCTCGAACTGCGAAGCCATAAACCCGGTAGGCAGGCGGAAAGGCTCTCCACTCGTTACCACCTGGGTATGCTTGAGCACGCCATCACAGTAGAGCCTGAAGGTAATGTCGGCGTAGTCGCTGGCAAGGATCATCCCGACCGTGAAGCTGGCTGGCATCGGCGTCTTGAACAGGCGTGATCGCCACAGATAGGCGATCTTCCCTGCCGAACTTTCCCACTTGTAGATTTTGTCGTTGATGGCAACGAACAGTGAATCCTGCACCAGATCAACGTAACTGGCCGTGGCGTATGTATCGGTGATGATGAATTGCCCGTCGCCAAAGATGAACCCGCCCTGGGCAGGCGCATTATCAAGAGTTGCCCCGGAGAACCAGCCGTAATAGCGCCCGTCAAACTGGCAGCCGTGCATCGAAGCCGGGTTGAGTTTCTCCCACTGCGCTTTGCTGAAGATACCCTCGGTGATTACCTTTGCTCCATCGGTACCCACATAGACCAGACCATCAGGCGAGGCATAAAGCACGCCGCTGCCAAACTTGGCGACTGACTGTGCGGATACGCACGCCTGGCTGATATTCACATCCTCCGGGCGCGTGTTGCTTGGATCATCTACGCTGATGAGGTATGGCTGGCCGGTAGTCAGCACCAGCAGGTTGCTCTGGATAGAGCTCAGCGCCACAATCGGATGATGCACGGTGTTCATGTACGACTGCGGGAAGGTGTGCGGCTTGTAGGCGGGTGTCAGATACACATCCTGCCCAACAAACCCGGCATTCACCCCATTGGGCAAGCCGATCAAGCCAAGCAGTTCGCGCGTCTCGTCGGTATTGCCGGAGCAGCCTGGCACGTTGTCCCAATCCAGAGATGGGATGGGACTGCCGAGATCCGTCGACTTCACCACATCCTGAAAACTCGCCAGGGTTGTTTTCTCGGCAGCCAGCAAATAACTCGCGCTTGCATTGCCGGTCGAGAGGCGATAGACGCGGATTCCCTTGAAATTGAATTCACCTGTGGGCATCGCTTGCAGCCCGGATACCGTCCATGTGCTGCCTGGGTAGCCTTCAACCAGGACGGCGGGCGATGGGAAGGACTCTTCATCCATGCCGCCGAAACTAGTCAGGTAGGTATAGACGTAGGCCCGCGTCTCCTTCACTTCGCCTTCGGGCGCCCCAATCGCTGAGACAATAGGCGGAAACTCAGGGCGCGGCACGCCCATCTCAAGATGGGCATTCGGGTATGGCTGCCCAGACAACGCGCCGGTGGATACTGATGTCTTGCGCGGGCGGCCGGTGCCGGTAAAGTAGGTGCGCTCGTCCGTATCACCGGCAATCGCACCCTTGACGACGTTCACCACCTTGTTCCAGGCGAACCAATACTCACTGTCATTGGCGCGCGTGTTCATGAAGCGGTAGATCGTCTTGATGCCTGACACTGGAGGGGAGAATGTCAGGGAATGGTCGTTGATTGACTCAATTCCACCCGACCACAGCTTGCAGTTCCTGGCGATCTGCGCCTGGTTTGGTTGCAGCGCGTGAGGCGATATCGCCGGCGCAATCCCAGACATTCCGGCAATGTTGATGATCATTGTGTCAGCCCAATTAGATGTGGTCGCCGCTGGGATCGTAGGGGTCTAAAAGTGGCTCGAACCACATCACCACCGCGAGACGCCAGCCGTCAGATTCAATGTGGTGCCGCTTGAGTCGCGCCGTGACCGTGGTTTCCTGCGGCAGCTCCAGCAGCACCAATGAAATCACCGTGACATTGAGCAAGAGGTCCAGCAGGTAGCCAACGAACAACACAGGGGTGCCAAGCACTATGGCTGTGCGTGAGAGCATTCCGGCTTTCTTGGCCCTGGATAGGCTCATCACAGCGAGGTAGAATATCCAAGTCGCGTAGGTCAGGCCGAAGGCATAGGCAAGGTACAAAGCAGTAAGCTTCATAGTCCAATCCTCGCGCGCTCGTCACGGCCCCACTGGCGTATAGATTCAACAAACGCGCCGAATACGGTCATGGCCTGAATTTCGTCAATAGTGGGAACGTACATGCCGTTGGCTGCACCTACACCGATGCGAGCGAAATACATCTCGTCATCAATGCTGTATAGATCGCGAATCTTGTCGATCATGCGCTGTGAGATCAGCTTGCAATGCGGGCTCGCAGACTTGATCTGCTCACGCAGGACGGCATCCAGCGTTACCGGAGAAATACTGGCTGCTATCTCATCCGGCTGCACGGATGGAAGACTTACCCCGTCAGGCAAGCTGACATAAGTAATCCCATTGATGGTCGCCAGTTCTGTGCCGAGAGACTGTAGGCTTTGACCGTCCATCGGGAGGCGCAGTTCGCGCGTGGTCTGGCTGTCGATATGCTTTTGGTAGCTGATCATGGTAGGCACGGTAGTGCTCCTTATGTGGTAGAATGTTTCATCTCGGATAAACACGTAAAGCCATGACCAAAGCTACCGACCTTGCAGGCCAGCGATTCGGCAAACTTACGGCGGTTTCGCGCGCCGAAAACACCGCGCAGGGCCGCGCGCAATGGCTCTGCCGCTGCGACTGCGGCGGCGAGAAGGTTGCGCAAGCCGCCTACCTGAACAAGGGAACGACGCGCTCCTGCGGGTGCCTTGGAATCGAACAGCGGAAAGCGGCGGCACAGACTCAATGCCACGACCACAGCCGCACAAGGCTTTACCGTGAGCGCAAGTCGTGGGAAAACATGATCGCGCGCTGTTACGACCCTGCCCGGCACGATTTCAAGTGGTACGGCGGCACCGGAATCTCCGTCTGCGAACGCTGGCGCAACTCGTTCGAGGCATTTGTCGCCGACATGGGCGCGCGCCCTGTCGGAGCCACGCTGGATCGCCGTGTCGCCAGCGCCGACTATTCGCCGGGTAACTGCCGCTGGGCTACCTCCGTCGAGCAAGCCAACAACCGGCGAAACAATCACCGCATCACGATTCGCGGCACCACAATGACCATTGCGGAGTGGTCGCGTAAAGTGGGCATTCCGGAGCGCACCATCGCGACGCGCATTACTCGCGGCTGGAGCGATCAGGCTGCCGTGGAAACGCCGCTGAAGCGGTAACGCCTCCCGTGTTGCCAACTGCCTGTCGGCGACGATCCAGCCGCCGATCATCCTGCCCAACTCATCCACCAACCGCGATAGGGCGAGATACCGATGCTCGCCCAGCGCAACCGGAGACTTCTCGGCCTTCGATCCATCCTTGAATTCGAAGTAGCCAAGTTCATACGCCAAGCGAACCAACATCCGCAATTGCTCATGACGGATATCAAGATTCGTCAGTGATGTTTTTTTCTGATAGCGCTTCTGCGCCTCCACGATGAAGGAATAGACCTCATAGGCCGCGCGCCGTATTTCCAGCGCGAGACCATACTTCTCGTGTTTCGGGAAGTGGTTGAGGTGGACATTCATGAGCTTGGCAAACTCCACAAATTTCCGGTCCAGTTTCGCTTCATCATGCAGCCCCATCGCTATCGCTCAGGGCTTCAGAGATACAAGGCCGCGCGGAACCCCACGGCGTGGAGCGTGTTGCCGCGCACATGGCTCAGAGCCAACGCCCAGACACCCGCGTTCGACGCGTTGCTCCAGTCGCCGCCCGAGATCGGGCACATTTCCGCAGGGCGATAGTCCCAGAAGCCGTCATTGCCGAAGATGTTGGTGCCGCCCACACCAGCGGCCTTTGGTGCGCCAGCGCCCGCCCAATTCCAGGCATTGCCACTGGTCGCCTCACTGAAAACCTGACTGGCAGAACCGTAGAGCTTCGCTGTGCTGGAGGCCAGTGCCGCCTCATAGGTCGCACCCAAGCTGTCGTACAGCGCCGCCAAGCCGGTAGCGCCCCACAAGTCAGTGGCCAGCGTATTGCCGCCAGTGACGTTCTTCATAGCCGCTGAAGTCTTGAGGATGTAGAAAGTAGAGCTTCCTGCGTCTGTCGCCAGCCCCGGAGTGATTTCCCACATGCAGCCGTTCAAATCAGCTACGCCCGACTTCTGTCCATTATGTGTAGTCTTGGCCAGTACGCTCGCCGATCCTGTCTTGCATGAGTTGTTGGCCGCGTAGCCATCCCACACAAAGGTTAGCGTACCGTCCTGCGCATCACTTAGTGCGTTGTTGTTGCAGCCCTTGGGGAAATTGTTGGTCGCGTCATAGAATGCGCAATAAGTCGTGTTGCTGGATGCTTTGGCATGGGCCAACGAGAGTAGTGCCAGTGCTGCGAAGATGAAGCGGGACGAACAGAAGAAACTCGCGCCACGCGTCTTCACTGCCGAGATAGCGCCGTAATAGAGGTTGGCTGGTGCGCCAGTTAGTCCGGAGAACGGGTTATGCCCGGCATCAGCCGAAAGCGGGTTGCCGAACTTGATCGATGATGCCTTGCCGTTGTTGTTCGAGCACAGGTATTTATCGACAAACGCGCCACGCTGAACCGCGCCACCATCATAGAAGGCGCGGTGCAGGGCATAGCCGGCTGCATTGGCTGTGGCTACGTCGGCATAGGCAGAATAAGACTTGATATCCACATCGTTGAGCGCAATGCCGTTCGATCCGGTGCCCCACTTATAATAGAAGGCTGGTATCCAGACCATGATCGATCCATCGAGATACATGTAGTTGCCGTAGTTGTCCGACAGAATGTTGTCGGTTCCATCAATCGGCAACATGCCGTAGGGAAGATCAGGGCAGACGCCAACGCCGAAGCCAAGGCCGCCCGGCGTGCCAATCTCATTCGCTGCCGCAACTCCGACCGCACCTATAGTTGCGCGCACGGTCGCCGCATCGGCATCATCCAGGATGGACCGCGCAAAGGCGGTCATCGTGGTGACTCCGGCCGTCCCAGATCCAGTGAAGTACGGCAACTTGTCGGCAGCGCTGGTCAGGCCGGCGATTGCCGTCAGTTCAGCATCAGCGGGCTGCTTCTCACCGTCAAGCTCGGCAAGTGCAGCCTGCACGTCGGTTGCTACAAGGTTGCCGGCCGGTGTAAATGGGGTGTTTGTGGCGCTGATGCCGAGGTTTGTGCGCGCCTCGCTGGCGCTGGCGATACCCGACAGATTGCCGTCCTTGGTCAGACAGTTCTCGCGGGCGCCGGCTGTATCGCGGAGGGAAATATAGACAACCTGGCTTGGGTTGTCGCCGACACTGTGCGGGTATGAATAGCCGCCCGGTGTTCCTGTGATTGTCTCAATATCGCGGGAGATCGTCATTGAGTCTGCGGTGCGCGCCGTGATCTCGATAATCTCGTGATTTATTTCTTGGCCGAGACCGTTCAACTCAAACAGGGTTGCCCGGCAATACTGGCTCGCCGCCGGCGCCGGGAACTTGTCGCCCTGGCCAGCCGATACGACTACGTTGGTTGCGCCGGACGCCAGCGTTCCTGATACGGTGGTCTTGACGTTGTTCTTGAATAGCTGCTGCTTTGCCATGCTCAAATCTCCTTGACGCGAACGCGGAACTCAACTTCCTTGATTCGCCCGCCTGCTGATGTGGCAACAACATTGACCTGATAAGTTTTCCCGCTGGTGCCGGCCTCAACCCAAACCTTGACCGACTTGCCGCCCGGCTGAATGGTTGCTGGCGTATCGGCCACCAGCAAGGCGTCAGGCTGTATCTCGACTGCGACAATCGCCGATATGATCGTGTCGCTGCTGGGTATCCAGTCAGAAAAGTCGATGTCGTAATCGAGCTTCTCGCCAGGCTGTTTGTCGTAGGTTCCAAGAATCATTGCGGCACTCCCATGGATCTGTTTTCTTGCGGGACAAGCATGGTTCGCTCTTCTGGCGCGCGCACGCCAAGCCTCTCAGCGAACATCGTCAGATTGGCAGAGGCTGTTGTTGCCCCACTGATATTGGTTGCCTTTGTTACTGTCGCAGACGAGATCGCGCTGGCAATCGTTGACCCGGATACATATCGCGTAATCCCGCCGGAAATTGACGTAATCGCTCGGGCGATAGTTGTCGCAGATACGGTTGTGGCCGCAACCTTAACGGCAACCAATGACGCTTGCGCAGATGCTATAGCCGTCATCACGGCATACTTGACGCGCCCAAATATGAGTGTGGTTTCTGCGCCGCCAACCGTGGTTCCAGACATGTAGCAAAACACCCTAACCAGCGCCGTACTTGTTGCGGAGCCGGTAATCATGCCGCCAACATAGACAACCTGATGCGCAATGACGGCCCCTATCGCGCTGGCGACGGTTCTCATCGCCACGTAGAGGTTTGAGCTCGACTGCCCGTTGCCAAGCTCTACGGCATTGATTTCTGCTGTGTTCATCAGACGTGCTTGATAACCAGATCGCCAGCGGAGATCACAAGAACTGAAGCAACGTTGAGCGTTTGTGCGCCACCAAAGATGGCATCGCTAAAAAGCAGGTTTCCACCGGTCGATGCGTCATAAATTCCCCAATGGCTGATTGTGACCGCATTACCCGCAACAGCCGGAAATTGGATCGAGTTGTTATTGGATGACTCATTGAGATCGACGCCGCCAGCAGCAGACCATGCACCGGTAACTTGGCGGGCATAGGTTGTCCATGTCAGTGTTGATACTTCGTTTGCTGTTACGTTGTTGTCGGTTGGGTCTGCCGTGAAAAGCGCGAGATACAGGTTGGCCGGCGCTGAGAATGCGATACCGCGCAGGATCACATCGATAAGTTTCTGTGCAAGGTAGGTCGAGAATCCAGACATGATTTACTCCTGTGGTTTTGGCGTTACGCCGTTGCGAATGTTGATGATTGAGGAAATACCAGACTCGAACGCGCCGAAATGAGAGGCAGCGCGGGCCTTGTATTCGGGGTTCTTGGAATCCTTGGAGAACGCCCGCCAGAGCATGTAGTCAAGAATCGGTGTGCGGTATTGGGCATCCAGGGCAATATCGCTATCAGCCGCGCTGGTCGCGTCGGCTGGAAGGCAGGAATGCACCATTTCAATCTTTGTGCCGGCCTCGATAGGTGGATAGACGTAGTAGGTCTTCCGGTCGGCCGGGTCATACATGGCGTGCTGAATGACGGTCTTGCGGCTGCCTGATTGCCACTTGGGCATGAAGGCATCGAGCGGCTTGCGGTCGCACATGGTTATTTGCATGCCTACCGAGCTATCGGCATTGATATTGCCGACGATCTCCAGCAGGGCAATCGCATCATCCGGAAGCGATTGCCGCGCACCAGCAGCCAGCACCGGAGTTGCATGCTTCGTGTGCGCGGCCGGATCAAGCGTGATGGTGTCGCGTACTGCGTCGTTGTACCAGCCAAGCAACTCGGCAGCAGTCCATGAGACAAAGCCGGAGTCGTTGAGCAGGATTCCGGCGCGATCTGTGATTGCGGATACTTTGGCCATTAACAGAACCCACCAGAGAAGCGCGGCTTAGCCCGCGTGAATCCATTGGCAGCGGCGCCGGTAGCATCCGCTACTGCTGCCTCAAAAATTCCGACATTGAGCACGACGCGATCTGGATTCGCCCACTTCACGTCAGCCATTGCCATCATTCCAGCCTTACAGCCAGCGGCAAGCGCTTTGCGGTACTGCGCATAAAACCAGTCATCCACGCCAGTTGCCGTAGCCGATGGCTTGACCGCAGCCTTGATCTTGAGCGCGGCAGTTGCAGCAGCCGCAGGGATTGGCACCAGCAAAACTGCATCAGCAACTTGTT